AGGGGGGCGTTACTATGGTGAAAACGGCACTGCAGGATCGGGCGGCGCAGGTGGTGGCGGTGGTGGTCAAAGCGGTACAAGCGAGCCAGAAGGCGGCGGCGGCGGTGGCGGTGTCAACGTTTACGGGCTAGGAACGTCTGGCGCAGGCGGCGCTTTTGGTACGGGTGGATGGGGTTCCCCACCGGGAGGCACAGGCGGTGGCGGCGGTTCCTCCGGCGGCTCTGGTCAAACTGGCTACTCCACTCCGGAGGAGTCGGGCTACACAAGAACAGAGGGGGGAATGGGCGGCAGCTATGGCGGTGGCGGTGGCGCTACAAATGAAGATGGTGGAAACGCATATTCGGGTGCTGTTCGCATCATTTGGCCCGGCACAACCCGTCAGTTCCCTTCGACCAATACATAGGAGATTAACAAATGACAATGTTTATTAAGCTGAAAGACGGAAAACCAACAGACCATCCCCTGATCGAGCAAAACTTCAAAGAGCTTTTCCCAAATATCCAATACCCTGCTTACTACACTCCTGAGTTCGTTGAAGCTCTTGGGTTTGGGCTTTGGGATTTTTCTAATAAGCCTCAGTTGGGCCGTTATCAAAAAGCTGTCGAAGTAGCGCCGGTAAAAAATGCGTCTGGTATTTGGCGACAGACTTTTGAAATTGTTGAAATGTCTGAGGAAGAACAAGCCGAAACAGACAAACTTAAAGCTGACGAAGTTCGCCATCGTCGTTCTTTTAAGCTGGCGCAGTCGGATTGGACTCGACTTGACGACGCCCCGTTGACTAATGAGCAAAAATTAAAGTGGGCTACTTATCGCCAAGCCCTGCGCGATGTCCCGCAGCAAGCCGAGTTTCCCTGGAACACACAGTGGCCCGTGAAGCCATGATTAAAAAAATATTAATAAGTATTAATGCCAAGTTTTAGGAGAAACAAAAATGGCAATTAAAGTAAACGGAACTATCGTCATCAATGATAGTAGAGTCCTTCAAAATTTAGGTTCTCCAATTACCGTATCTAATGGCGGTACAGGCTTGAGCTCCTTTACTTCCGGCGGCATTCTATATGCATCTTCCTCAAGTGCGCTGACCACGGGGAGTGCGGTAACTTATGACGGCACTACGTTTGGAACAACGGGTGCAACAAATTTAGGAACTGCAGCAGTAGCCAATAAAATTGGTCTTGGCACGACAAATCCAGACGCAAGTTTCAAGGTCACGATTAGTGGCAACAGCGGCTCGACATCGCCGGGTATCTTTTTTGATGACCAAGCAGCAAGCCCAAAAAACTATGTGCTTTACACTAATGGCAATAAGAATTTTGTTTTAAGAAATCAAACTGATACGTCAGACATTTGGACGGCAACCCCTACCGGCAACCTCGGCCTCGGGGTGACGCCGAGTCCTTCGGGGTTTGGTGCTGGAGTTGGCGTTGCATTCGATATTTCCACTGTTGGAACGCTTATTAGCGCGGCTTCTGTAGTTGGTGTTGGTACAGATATAGGAAGAAATTATTACTACAATGGTACTAATAATATTTACAAAGTAAACGGAGGCGCTAGTAAGTATTCACAAAGCGCGGGAATCCACTCTTGGCACACCGCCCCCGCAGGCACCGCAGGCAACGCGATTTCGTTCACACAGGCGATGACGCTGGATGCGAGTGGGCGGCTGGGGGTGGGATTAACAAATCCGGATTCAATGGTCGAAGTAAATTCGTCTACAAATGCGCATGCAAGATTTAAGGTCAATTACAACGGCAGTGCGCTTGCATATTTTGGTTCTTATTCTGGAATTGTCGGAAGCGGGAATGCGACAGACACTATGTTGTCCTCGCAAGCTGTTCTTGCGTTTGGCGCTGGCGGCACAACCGAACGCGCACGCATCACGGCGACGGGAGAATTTCTGGTTGGTGGCACTTCAACTGTCGGAGGTTCTAAGTTTTTAGTGGCTGGTGTTAGCAGTGCAGCCCCTGCGGTATGTCAGGGTGCATCTGGGGGTGGTGCGTATCTTGACTTTTTTAATAATGGTGCGACTTCAAACAAGTTTCGCATTGGGCAAGGGTTTTCTTCTGCAAGTGACAATATTGCACTTTTATACAATGACGCAAACGCCGCTTTGGTTTTTGGCACTAACAACGCCGAACGCGCACGCATCACGGCGGCAGGAGATGTCGGCATCGGGACGAGCAGTCCGGGTCAGAAGTTAGAAGTTGCGGGAAATATCTTCGTTAACACTAGCGGCAATCCGTATGCAGAAATTAAAACTTCTGGTGCGGGAAATAACCCGTACTTAAAACTGACTGCCGATACAAACAACTGGATTGTCCAAGGCACATTCTCAAACGCTAACGATGAGTTGATGTTTCAGTACAACTCGTCAACTTTGATGGCGTTGACAAAAGATGGGAATTTGGGGGTGGGGACGAGCAGTCCGCAGGCTATTAGCGCGACCTATCGCACGATAGAGGGGTCTGGGGCAGATGGGGCATATCTACTGCTGAAGCGCACGTCGGCCACCGCAGTTACGGCAGAATTGGCGGCAGATGGTGGTGCTGCTTATTTATCATCAAAGACAAACCACCCAATTATTATCCGCACCAACGACACCGAACGCGCCCGCATCACCAGCGGGGGGGATGTCGGCATTGGAACGAGTTCGCCTGCTTATAAGTTGGATGTTAGCGGCAGCGCTTTCGCAAGCAATTGGTATGCGCCCGATACTGCTTTTACGGTCGGCACGGTCGGCGGCGGCGTTGGCATCATCGGCTACGGCTCAACGGGGTCGGCCGGCACAACCAATACGCTGCTGTTCCAAGCCAATGGCGAGAAGATGCGCCTCGACTCCTCCGGCAACCTCGGCATCGGGACGAATTCGCCTGCACAGAAACTTCATGTCGCAGGAAATTTCCGCACCACAAATTGCCTTATTGAAAACACCAGCACCAATGTAAATTTTGGAACGACTACGGCTGGTTACTTGGCGTTTCTTGCTGGCTCCGGCGTCGAACGCGCTCGTATCGCCGACAGCGGGAATGTTGGCATTGGAACTACGAATCCTGGAACAAAATTTCATGTGGTTGGCACTGACTCATTAACTAATGGTTGGACAAGAGTTGCTATATTGCAAGGTTCTTATCCAGTACTAATTTTTCACAGTACCGCTGCACAAAATAAATTTGGTGGCATAGGTTATGATTCTGGCACAAGCGACGGGTGGAGGTTTTGGGGCAATGCATCAACATCTGATGTGTCTGCAACTACGCCACTATTTAATATTTTGAATAATGGTAACGTTGGCATTGGAACGGCGACTCCGGGAGCGAGGTTAGACGTAGCAGGTGATATTCGTGCAACAAGCAATATCACAGCATATTATTCAGATGATAGATTAAAAACAAGGCTAGGTAATATTGAAAACGCACTTGACAAGGTTTGCTCATTGACCGGTTTCTATTATGAAGCAAATGAATTAGCACAAAGTTTGGGCTATAAACCAAAACGTGAAGTTGGTCTTTCAGCACAAGACATGGAAAAAGTATTACCTGAAATTGTAACCGCTGCACCAATAGATGAAAAATATAAAACCATGTATTACGAAAGAGTATCAGCATTGTTAGTTGAAGCAATCAAAGAAATTGCCAGCGAGATAAAAGATATTAAAAAACGTTTAAGAGATTAATACATGGCACTAAACGCATCCGGACCCATTAGTTTAGCAGGTGCAACTGCAGGTGAATCTATTGCAGTAGAACTTGGTCTAAGTTCTACAGGACAAATATCTCTAAATGACGCCGCAGTAAGAACTTTGGCAGGAGTAGCATCTGGAGCAATAACGATGCCTACTAATTTTTATGGTAAATCTAATGCTCCGCTTGTTTATTTGGATGGTTCGTTAATTAACACAAACACTTATGTATTTTACACCGGCGGTCACAGAACCATAACAATTGGCGGTAGTGCTAAGGCGGTCACATTTACACTTTGGGGCGGCGCAGGCGGAAATGGAGCATATAGCGGAGGCTTCCAAAGTGGCAGCGGCGGATTTGCACAAGGCACCGTGACACTACAGCCCGGAACAAATTATTACCTGCATGTTGGTGGTGGCGGTAGCGGGCCCGATGCTCCTAATTACGCCCCTGGCGGTCTCGGTGGTTGGCCCAATGGCGGTTTTGGAACAAGGGGAGACGCCAGTGGTGCCGGCGGTGGTGGCATGAGCATGTTATCTACTTCGACTTTTTACGCAGGTATGTCGTCAACTTTAATTTTATTAATTGCGGGTGGCGGTGGAGGTACTTGCGGATACTTTGGCAGCGCCGGCGCCGGCGGAGGCGGTTCTGGCCAAGACGCCAGCAGCGGTGGCTCCACTGGCGGGACTCAATTCGGTGGTGGAAACTCATACACCTACAACGCCCCCGGGTCTTATTTGCAAGGTGGTAACGGCTCAGGACAAAGGGCCGACGGCAATGATGATGGCGGCGGCGGTGGTGGCGGCTACTATGGCGGCGGTGGCGGCACAAGTGATGCAAGGCCCGCCGGTGGCGGCAGTGGTTACATAAACGCAGGACTCGTAAGTAGCGGTATCTTGATCACGGGCAGCTACGCTACCGCTCACAACCCCGGTACGTTGCTGGCTGGTTTCGCTTCTGGCAAAGTAGATATTGGTGGCACTGTTCAAAGCGGCAATCATGGTCTTGCTTTGATTACTTTTTGATTACTTTTTCTTGACAAAAATTATGAAAATTCAAATGTTCATCAATGCCGTTGTTACTTCGTGCATCTTTGGAACTGCCGTAACAGGTGTATTCTCACTGGTGTAGTTTTTGCTGGCAAAAATTCAATCTTTTCACGCACAAGTGATTGCACGTGAAACTAAATAAGAAAGGAAACTAAAATGACGACTCAAATTATATGGACTATCTCCGCTTTAAACTGCGTCCCGGAGACACCGCAAGGTGCTGATTATGTGACTGTGGTGCATTGGGAATGTACAGGTGTTAATGGCGAATACACGGCTCAAGTTTACAACACTTGCAGCTTCCCGATCACTCAGGGCGATTTCACGCCATATTCAAATTTGACTCAAGATCAAGTGCTGGGTTGGTGTTGGGCCAATGGAGTCGATAAGGCTGCAACCGAAGCCGCCGTGCAGCATCAGATCGACAATCAAATAAACCCGCCGATACTTTCTCCAAAACTACCATGGATTACTTCTCCTACAGCCAAATAAAGGAAAAAAAGTGAACGACACCAAAATTGAACTGACCCTGCCGCTCGTTAACGGCATCCTACAATATCTGGGCACTCGCCCGTATCAAGAAGTTTTTTCTTTGATTCAAGTTATTCAAGAGCAAGCAGCACCTCAGCTGCCAGCGCCTGAGAAGTCTGAGGCTGAGCTTCCACCGGCTATCATTAAGTCCTCTCCTCCTGCCGTCTAAGATGGCACATGAGACTCTGATTCAAGAAAGCAATTAAGAATTCTTTTTACGAGAGTAATATTTGACTTGAATTAAAATTGGTACCAAAAAATTTATGAAAGCATCGATTTAAAGTTTTTTTTAAAATTAAAAATTATAACTTCTCTTTTGACTAAATACCGTCTAAAGAGGAGACTGTATTTTGGCAGACTTTATTGAATTAGATATAGAATCTGGTGCTAACTTTGCAATGCAAATTGAAGTTACAAATAGTGATGAAACACCGCGAAGCTTGTCTAATCATACTATAACTTCTCAACTTAGAAAATCTTATTATTCATCCACAGCAACTGATTTTATCATTTCAATAACTGACTCTGCAAATGGTATTGTTGCTATGACTCTTACTGCTAACACAACTGCTAATCTTCGTGCTGGCCGTTATGTGTTTGATGTTGAAATGAATGATACGTCAAACAATTCTATTCAAAGAATATTTGAAGGAATTGCAACAGTCCTGCCTAACGTCACCAGATAAAAGGATAAAACAAAATGGCAAGAATATCAGTAAGAGCTGGCGTGCAAGGCGCTTCAGGTTATTCTGGTTATAGTGGAGATAATCCTGGCTCTAGTGGTTACTCCGGTAGATCCGGTTTTTCGGGTTCTGGTATCTCAGGTTACTCAGGTACCTCAGGTTACTCAGGCGTTTCCGGATATTCTGGTACTTCTGGATATTCAGGCATTTCTGGATATTCTGGCAATAGCACTTCAGGATTTTCTGGTTACTCTGGTTACTCAGGTTACTCAGGATTCTCTGGTATATCCGGTTATTCAGGATTCTCAGGTATATCCGGCTACTCTGGTGATTCTGGTTACTCAGGTATCTCAGGTTACTCTGGAATTAATGGCACTGTAGCATTTAGCGGCACCTCAGGTTACTCAGGCATTTCTGGATATTCTGGTACTTCTGGATATTCAGGCATTTCTGGATATTCTGGCAATAGTACTTCAGGCTTCTCAGGTTTCTCAGGTATCTCAGGTTACTCCGGTTTCTCAGGCATTTCTGGTTACTCTGGTATCTCTGGTTACTCTGGTATCTCAGGTTATTCTGGTTACTCAGGTATCTCAGGTTACTCTGGTACTTCTGGTTATTCAGGTATTTCAGGTTATTCTGGTGATAGCACTTCAGGATTTTCTGGCATTTCCGGTTTTTCTGGCATTTCCGGTTACTCCGGTTTTTCTGGCATCTCAGGGTTTAGTGGTTTTTCTGGCCAATCTGGTTTTTCTGGTGCTTCTGGTGCTTCTGGTTACTCAGGCATTTCTGGATATTCTGGCGATAGTACTTCAGGATTTTCCGGTTACTCCGGTTTTTCTGGCATTTCTGGTTACTCTGGCTATTCAGGTAATTCTGGTTATTCCGGTTTTTCGGGCCAATCCGGATTTTCTGGGTTTTCTGGTATCTCAGGTTATTCTGGCATATCTGGTTACTCTGGTGCTTCTGGTTACTCAGGCATTTCTGGATATTCTGGCGATAGTACTTCAGGATTTTCTGGTTATTCAGGCGTTTCTGGTTTTAGTGGTTTCTCTGGCTATTCGGGACAATCTGGTTTCTCTGGTTATTCAGGCGCTTCGGGATATTCTGGCCGTGATGGTCAGTTTGGCGGTGCATCATTCTACTACAAGTTTGACACTAAAACAGACACAGCAGATCCAGGCGCAGGACGTTTAAATGTTAATAATGCTACACTATCGTCAGCAACTACACTAACTATTCACGATCAAGACCGACTCCTCTCAAACATTTATTCGTTTCTTACAACAATTGACGATTCTTCAAGCCCAATCAAAGGCTACACTAAGATTACTGAAGAGGCGAATACTCTTAACTTTGTAATTTATGCTATTACTGGCACACATGTTGATGATACTTTACACTTCGATGTGCCTATTTCATATGTGTCTGGTGTTTCTACACCATTTTCAAATAGCACAAATGTTGTCATTACATTTACCGTAACAGGCGATAAGGGCGACCAAGGTATTTCTGGTTTCTCAGGTATCTCCGGTTACTCTGGTTTTTCAGGTATTTCTGGTTACTCAGGTATATCTGGTTTCTCTGGCATATCGGGTTATTCAGGTTTCTCTGGCATATCTGGATATTCTGGTTACTCAGGTGTCTCCGGTTACTCAGGTATATCCGGTTACTCAGGATTCTCTGGTATATCCGGTTACTCAGGATTCTCTGGTATATCCGGTTATTCAGGATTCTCAGGTATATCCGGCTACTCTGGTGATTCTGGTTACTCAGGTATCTCAGGTTACTCTGGTATATCCGGTTATTCAGGATTTTCTGGTATATCCGGCTACTCTGGTATTTCTGGTTACTCTGGCTATTCAGGTATTTCTGGTTACTCTGGTTTCTCAGGCCAATCGGGTTTTTCGGGCACTTCTGGTTATTCAGGTATATCAGGATTTTCAGGTATATCTGGATATTCAGGTGATAGCACTTCAGGTTACTCTGGATATTCTGGTATCTCAGGTTACTCTGGATATTCTGGTATCTCAGGTTACTCAGGATTCTCTGGTATATCCGGTTATTCAGGTACATCTGGTTATTCAGGTATTTCTGGTTACACAGGCTCTCGCTCATATTCTGTAACAAACAGTGGATCTAGTGCATATGTAATTGATGGGTCAAATAATCCAACTTTATATTTGCTTCGTGGTTTTTCTTATATTTTTAATGTAAACGCATCAGGTCATCCATTTTGGATTAAAACTGCTGCGGTTACAGGCACAGGCAGCGCATATAGTAGTGGCGTAACTAATAACGGAGCAGCAGTTGGCGTAATTATTTTTGCTGTGCCGTATGATGCACCGAGCACATTATATTATATTTGTCAATATCACGGTGGTATGGTTGGTACCATTTCAATTAGTGATCTTGGTCCAAGTGGTTACTCAGGTATATCAGGTTACTCAGGTATATCAGGTTACTCAGGTATATCCGGTTACTCAGGTATCTCAGGTTATTCCGGCATATCTGGTTACTCTGGTATATCCGGTTATTCAGGATTCTCTGGTATATCCGGTTACTCAGGATTCTCTGGTATATCCGGTTATTCTGGTATTTCTGGTGCTTCCGGTCCATCAACTACAATTAATGCTACAAATGACACATCTACAGCTTCAGATTTTTATCCAGTATTTGTTGCTGCAACTGGTTCAAATCAAACCGCAACTGCATCATCATCTAAACTTTATTTCAGACCTTCAACTGGTAAACTAAGCGCCACTGATTTTAATGCGCTCTCAGATGTAACTTATAAAGAAGATATTCAACCAATTCAAAATGCATTGAATAAAATATTGGATCTTCGTGGTGTTTCATATATAATGAAAGATTCAAAAGAAAAATCAATGGGTGTTATTGCTCAAGAAATTGAAAAAATTATGCCTGAAGTTGTTTCGCAAAATAGTGATGGTCTAAAAACAGTTGCGTATAACAGAATTATTGCTGTTTTAATTGAGGCTGTTAAAGAACAACAAGAAATAATTAATGACATTTATAAGAAACTAAGATGAGTGTAACATTAAGTAGCCTATTAGGCTCTGGTATATCTGGTTATTCTGGTTATTCTGGTCAAGGACCATCTGGTTATTCTGGATACTCTGGTATTTCGGGATTTTCAGGAAGATCAGGATATTCAGGATTTTCTGGTATCTCTGGTTACTCAGGTATATCAGGTTACTCAGGCATTTCCGGATATTCTGGTATCTCAGGTTATTCAGGTATCTCCGGTTATTCAGGTATATCTGGTTTCTCTGGTATATCTGGTTTCTCTGGTATATCCGGTTACTCAGGATTCTCAGGTATATCCGGTTATTCTGGATATTCTGGTATCTCAGGTTATTCAGGTATCTCAGGTTACTCTGGTGTCTCTGGTTATTCCGGCATATCTGGATATTCAGGTGATAGCACTTCAGGTTACTCTGGATATTCTGGTATCTCAGGTTACTCAGGATTCTCTGGTATATCCGGTTACTCAGGATTCTCTGGTATATCCGGTTATTCTGGTTACTCTGGTATCTCTGGTTATTCCGGCATATCTGGTTACTCTGGTATCTCTGGTTATTCCGGCATATCTGGTTACTCTGGTGATTCTGGATATTCAGGTATATCTGGTTTCTCTGGCATATCTGGTTATTCTGGATATTCTGGTGATTCTGGATATTCTGGTTATTCTGGTATATCCGGTTATTCTGGATATTCTGGTATATCCGGTTACTCAGGTATCTCAGGCACTTCAGGTTATTCTGGTGATAATCCAGGTTCTAGTGGTTATTCTGGTTTCTCTGGCTTTGGTTTATCTGGTTATTCTGGTATATCTGGTTATTCTGGTGCTTCTGGCCCATCAACTATAATTAATGCTACAAATGATACATCTACAGCTTCAGATTTTTATCCAGTATTTGTTGCAGCCACCGGCTCAAATCAAACTGCAACTGCATCATCATCTAAACTTTATTTTAGACCATCAACTGGCGAATTAAGCGCTACTGATTTTAATACTTTATCGGATTTATTATATAAAGAAGATATTCAACCAATTTATAACGCATTAAACAAAATACTTGACATTCGTGGTGTTTCATATATAATGAAAGACTCTAAGAAAAAACATCTTGGTGTTATCGCTCAAGAAGTTGAATCAATTATACCTGAAGTTGTATCTGAAAATTCTAATGGAGCTAAATCAGTTTCTTATAACAATATTATAGCTGTTTTAATCGAGGCTGTTAAAGAACTAAAAGAGGAAATTGATAAATTAAAGAAATAAAATTTTGGAATTATTATGAAATACAGTGTGGTGATACCGACATATAATCATTGTGATGATTTTCTTAAACCATGTATTGAATCTATCGTTCAGTATACCGATTTAGAAGATGTAGAAATAATTATATCTGCTAATGGGTGTACTGATAATACAAAAGATTACCTAAACGATCTTAAATCTTTCATACCAAATCTAAAAGTGATTTGGTCTGATGAACCACTTGGTTATCCAAAAGCTACAAATCTTGGTATTTTAGCTTCTTCTGGTGAAAAAATAATTCTTCTCAATAACGATACTAAATTTTTAAATCAAGAAAAAAATACTTGGTTAAATTTATTAGCATCTGGCTTTGATAATTCAAAATGTGGTATAACTTGTGTGGTAAAAGAATACTCACGAGTAATGCAAAAAGATTTTGCGGTATTTTTTTGTGTAATGATTGATCGTAAAGTTTTTGACACAATTGGTTTACTTAATGAAGAATATGGCACAGGCTCTGGTGAAGATATGGAGTTTTGTATTTTAACTGAGGCTGCGGGTTTTGAAGTTGTCGAAGTTTCAAGTAAAATAAAACTTAATAAAAAATACTTTACTGGTTCATTTCCAATCTATCATCTTGGCGAAGGCACAGTTCACGATAATAAATTAGTGCCTAATTGGAAAGAAATATTTTTAAAGAATGCAATTAGAGTTGCAACTAAGTATAATCAAGATTGGAAAAAAGAAAAAAATATGAATCACCTTAAAATAGGCATTATAACACCATTATACAATGATATTGAACATATTTTTCATGCCATTAATTCTGTTAAAACACAAAATATGGGAAATGTTGTTCATTATATATACGATGATTGTTCAACTGATGGTGTAGAAAAAGGATTACAAGAACTTTTATTTGCAAACACATCTTTAGTTTACATTAAAGGCGAACAAAATAAAGGACAAGCTTACGCAAGAAATCGAGCAATTGAATCTGCGCTTGCTGTTGGTTGCGATTACATTGCATTTTTAGATTCAGATGATGTTTGGTTTCCAAATCATTTACAAAGAGCCTTAGAAACTTTACAAACACAAAACTGTAATGTTGTTTATTCAACACCGCAATTTTGTGATGAAAACGGCAATGTTCTTTTTCCTTATAATATTGTTGTGCCACATACATTTATTGGTAAACAATTAAGACACAACAATTTTATTTGGATATCAAGTGTAGTTGCTAATGCACGGTGTTTTTTAGATACAAAATTTGATGATACAATAAACAGTGTTGAAGATTGGGATATGTGGTTAAGATTATATGAAAAAGGCCATGTGTTCTTTAAGGATTCAGAAATTACTATTCGTTATTTGGTTAGAAACAATACTGAAGCATCTAAAGGTGCCTCAAAAATGAATTTATTTTGGCAAAAACATCAACAATTACCATCTTTAAAATTACATTTGGCCTGCGGCCATGATTATGATGAAAATTATATTAACATTGATTTATATGCACCTGAAGATGCTAAATGCGATGTTCGTCTTGATGTACAAAAACTACCATATGATGACAATACTGTTGATGAAATTAAAGCGTTTCATATCATTGAACATTTTCATTTTTTTGAAATACAAGAGGTTCTCAAAGAGTGGTATCGTGTGTTAAAACCTGGCGGCAAATTATATCTTGAAACGCCAGACTTTTTAGAAACTTGCCGATCATTTGTTGAAGGTAATCCAGCAACCGGCATGGATATTGAACAGTGGCGTATTCTTTTATACGGACATTTTTTTGCTCATGCGTGGATACCAGGCCAAACACATAAATTTTTATTTACTGAAACACAATTAAGAGCAAATCTTGGTTGGGCTGGTTTTCAAACAGTTAACCGTGTTCGACCTGCATCTAAATATGTTATGAATGAAACACATCATTTGTTTTTGACAGTGGAAGCTTTTAAATGACCAACATATTATGTTCTATTTCGACCAGAGGCCGATATGACACAACTTTGCCAATGGCAATTCAATCAGTTATAACACAAACTTTAAAACCAAATAAGTTGGTTATTTTTGATGATAATGAACAACCAAAAGATATAAGAGAAATACAACACTATGAATATCTTTTTCGTATGTTGGATGAAAAAAATATCGAATGGCAAGTTATTTTTGGTCAGAAAAAAGGCCAACATTTTAATCATCAAATGGCCAATACCATGGATTATGAATGGGTTTGGCGTTTAGATGATGATACTATAGCTGATTCAAATGTTTTAGAAAATTTATATAAACATACCGCATCAGATGTTGGTGCTGTTGGTGGTTCTGTACTAACACCGCCATTTATTAAAGGATTAAATTCAACTGGTAAGATTGACGATATTGATGAACAAAATATTCAATGGGATTATATTAAAGATATAAAAGAAGTAGATCATTTACATTGTTCATTTTTATATCGTGCTGGAATACATGACTACAATTTAGGTTTATCTCAGGTTGCTCACCGAGAAGAAACACTTTTTACTTTTGGTTTAAAACAAAAAGGATATAAACTTCTTGTTATACCAAATACAGTAACTTGGCATTTAAGAAATCGAAATGGTGGCATTAGAACATTTCAAAAGGATATGTTTGACCATGATGAATATATTTTTAGAAATCATTTAGAGTATAAAGATAAAACAATCGTTGTTTTAAACTCTGGCATGGGCGATCATTTGGTGTTTACTAGTGTTTTACCATTAATAAAAAATGCTGCAGTATTTTCGTGTTATCCTGAAATAGTTCCAGGCAGAAGCATCGATGATGCTATGAGACTTTTTGGTGATTTAGATTGTTACAGTATTTACAAAAAAATGGATCAATGGAATTGGAAAAATTCTTTAGAGAAAGCTTTCAGAAAGATGTATGGTGTAAAATGATTATTATTTCTCCATACTCAAAAGAACTTAGAGATGGTAAAAAAAATCCAAAAAATTATCCATATTGGAAAGAATTAATATCTCTTATTCAAGAACCAATCATACAAGTTGGCATCGATGGTGAAGAGCAATTAGTTGAAAATTTTCGTAAAAATTTATCAATTACTGAGTTGCGAAACCTCATAAACGAATGTCGAATATGGATTTCAGTTGATAGTTTTTTTCAACATTTAGCTTGGAATTCTAACAAACCAGGTATTGTGCTTTTTGGACAGTCTGATCCTTTAATATTTGGTCATTCGGAAAATATTAATTTATTAAAAGATCGTTCGTATTTGCGTGAAAAACAATTTTGGTTATGGGAACAATGTGATTATAGAGAGGAGGCTTTTGTAAAACCGGCAGAAGTTCTAAAGTATTTGTGAGATAAATACACGATAAACGAAGGATTTTTATGGCTGCTCCAACAACAAGATTACAGTTTAAAGATTATTGTCTTAGAAGATTAGGTTGGCCAGTTATTGATATTAATGTAGATGACGATCAAGTTGATGATCGTATTGATGATGCCTTGAGTTTTTTCTATGATTACCACTATGATGGTACAGAAAAACTCTTTATGAAGCATAAAATTACTCAAACTGACATTGACCGCCGTTGGATTTATGCTCCCGATGCGGTTCTTTTTGTTATTGGTGTTTTACCGTTTGACGATTCAAATTCATCAGTTAACATGTTTGATCTTAGATATCAACTAAGACTGCATGATTTATATGACTTTACTTCAGTTTCTTATGTGTCTTATGAAATTACAATGCAACACATACAAACTTTAAATCTTCTTTTTTCTGGAAAACCACAATTTCGTTTTAATCGAGTGCAAAACAAAGTGTTTTTAGATATTGATTGGGAAAGAGATGTAGAAGTTGGTGACTATGTAATTATTGAGTGTTATCGTAAAATGAATCCAGAACTTGTTAATTTAACTGGCACAGTAAACCTTGTTTCTGGTAATACAACAGTCATAGGCACAGGAACAAAATTTGACCAAGAAATTGTTGAAAATGATTTTGTAAATTTTGGTGATGAATCACTTCAAGTTAGAACAATTAATTCACCAACAAATATTACACTTACGACAGCGCCAGCGGCATCAAATGCAACAGCAACAATGACAGTAACTGGTTTAACTGATGTTTTTGATAATCGTTTTTTAAAAGCATATGCCACTGCAAAAATTAAAATGCAATGGGGCTCCAATCTTAAAAAGTTTGCTGGTATTCAAATGCCAGGTGGTGTAACTCTTAATGGTCAACAAATTTATGATGAGGCTATAGAAGAAATTAAAAACTTAGAAGAACAAATGTATAATTCAACTAGTATGCCTAGTGAAATCTTGTCGGGATAATTTGTGGCCACTAATCTTTATTTCAATAATTTTCCTCAAAATCAAATAACACAAGAACAACTTCTTGTTGAAGATTTGGTTATTGAAGCTTTACAAATTTATGGCATGGATGTTTATTATTTGCCAAGAACTGTTCGAGCAAATAATGAAATTGATTATATTTATGGAGAAGATACTCTTAAAGAATATGTAACTGCACATCCAATCGAAATGTATCTTGAAAATGTGACAGGTATGGATGGTGAGGGTGATTTTATTTCTAAATTTGGTTTAGAAATTCGTGATGAAATATCGGTGTTGGTTTCTCGCAGAAGATTTCAATATGCAACTTCTCCGTCAGATTTAGAAAGACCAAGAGAAGGTGATTTAATTTATATTCCTCTTTTAAAGAATTTTTTTGAAATTATCTTTGTAGAACATGAAAATGATCAAGCAATGTTTTATACACTTGGTCGCGGCCGAGGTGGAAATGTTTATGTTTATGCTCTTAAACTAAAACAATTTGTATTTTCAAATGAAATTGTTGAAACTGGTGTTTTTGAAATTGATGAGCAAATTCGTGACAATTACAGTCGTACAAAAATTACATTAACAACTGGCTCTGGTCATTATGCTAATGGTGAAATAGTTTATCAAGGTACAAGTCTTGCTGCGGCAAATGCACAAGCTATTGTGCAAAGCTCCGATGTTATTAGCGCAAGTAAATATGTTAACATTATTCATGTTCAAGGAACATTTACTTCAGCAAATGTAATTGGTGAAAGTTCTGGTGCTGTTTGGACAGCAAATGTTGTATCAGATACAGCGACAATGAATGATGCGTTTGAAGATATTGTAGACAATAACCGTATACAAACAGAAAGTGATAGCATTCTTGATTGGACAGAAACCAATCCATTTGGTGAAACATAATGTTAGGTAATGAGTTTTTTAGCCATCGTACAATACGAAAAGTTGTAGTAGCTTTTGGTACTTTATTTAATGATCTTGTTGTTACAAGAACAACTCAAAGTGGCGTAAAAAAAGAATATTTTAAAGTACCATTATCCTATGGTGCAAAAGAAAAATACATCACTCGTATTACTTCTGATCCATCTTTAACAAAATCAATCGCTACACTTGTACCAAGAATTTCATTTAATTTAGATGGTTTATCTTATGATCCGACTCGTAAACAAATAACAACCATACAAAATTTTTCGGCAAATACTTCAACTGGACTTAAAACTCAATACGCTCCAATTCCATATAACTATGAATTTTCTTTATCAATCTATGTAAGAAATACTGAAGATGGCACACAAATACTTGAACAAATATTACCATTTTTTACACCAGATTTTACTGTAACTGTTGATTTTATTCCTAATATGAATAAAAAGTATGATTTACCAATTATACTTAATTCAGTATCATCTTCTATTGATTATGAAGGAGACATGTTAAGCACAAGATTAATTCTTTGGGATTTATCATTTACTGTTAAAGGATTTATTTGGCCACCAATTAAATCTGGTGATGTTATTCGTCAAGCAAATACAAATATTTTTATTGAACCACAAAATTTAGATGGACAAGTTGTTTACGTTGATTTTGCAAATGGGACTTCACAGTTTCAAAGGTCTGAAACTATTCGTGTAGATGATCGTCAATTAACAGGCAAAGTTCTTTATTTTAGTAATAGTAATACAGGCACTTTAATTGTTGGTAACTTAAACAAATATCTTGAAGTTGGAGACAAAGTTGTTGGTGATTTAAGTAATGCCTCATTTACAATTTCAACTTTAGATTCTACACCATTAAAACAAGTGCAAATTATAACAACACCATTGCCAAACACTGCTGATCCAGATGATGCTTTTGGATTTAATGAAACTATTACATATTGGCCTAATGTAACATGAAAAAAATAAACGAAAAATTATCTGAAATATTTAATGTTGAGCCAATTGAAGTTAAAACTATTAAACAAGAAATTGTGCCTACTGAAGAAACCAATGTAATAGAATCTGATGCTGAGTTTGCTCGTAAAAATATTCGTGAGTTAATTCAAAAAGGCGGTTTTGCCATTGAAGATTTATTACAAGTTGCAAAACACTCTGAGTCTCCAAGAGCATATGAAGTTGCCGCCAACATGATAAAAAATTTATCGGATCTAAATAAAGATTTACTAGAAGTACAAAAAAGAAAAAAAGATTTAGTTGTAGATAAAACATCTTCAAATGGAGTTAATGTTGATAAAGCTGTTTTTGTTGGCTCTACCGCAGAATTAATGAAACTCATTAAGGCAAATAAGTAGGATTAAAATGGAAAAATTAATTGAACAAATGAAAGTTATTTTAGGCACAACTTTTGGTTTATATTTTAAAGCTCACACATATCATTGGAACGTTGAGGGTCCAGATTTTGCTCAATACCACGATTTTCTTGGTAATTTCTATCAATCTGTTTTCAATAATGTAGACACAATCGCTGAACACATTCGTGCTCTTGATGTTTATGCACCAACATCTTTACCAAGAATGTTAGAACTATCTGACATTCCAAACTCAGAATTAATACCTAGTGCTCTCAATATGATGGCTAATTTAAGAGATGATAATGAACGTTATATGATTCATCTTCGCGCTGGTATCGCAGTAGCTGAGCTAGCAAATGAACCTGCCGTTAGTAACTTTCTACAAGATATTTTAGATAAACATCAAAAGCAAGGTTGGATGCTTCGCAGCTTCACTAAGTAATGATTGAAAATTATCTTGGTAACGCTAGTCTAAAAAAGATTGGCGTTACAATACCATTTACCGAAGAAAACATTCTTGAGTACAAAAAATGTACTGAAGATCCAATTTATTTTGTTGATAATTATTGTTACATTGTTACGCTTGATCATGGTATTCAAAAGTTTAAGTTATACGATTGTCAAAAAGAAAAGATTGATCTAATTCACAAAGAACGCCGTGTTATCATTATGGAGTCACGGCAGGCAGGTAAAACCACCACAGCAGCTGCATACATTCTTTGGTATACATTATTTCAAGGCGATAAAAATGTTGCTATTCTTGCCAACAAAGATAAAACTGCTCGTGAAATCTTATCACGCTATCAGTTAATGTATGAAAATCTTCCACTTTGGATGCAACAAGGTGTCAAAACTTGGAACAAAGGCGATGTAGAGTTAGAAAATGGTTCTAAAGTTTTTACTGCTGCAACAACTCCTGCTGGTATTCGTTCTAAATCTGTAAACTTATTGTACATTGACGAAGCAGCAATTATTCCAAACAACGTTGCTGATGCATTTTTTACTTCGGTATATCCTGTTGTTTCTGCTGGTCAAACAACTAAAATTCTCATTACTTCTACACCACTTGGTTATAATCATTTTTGGAAGTTTTGGAATGATGCGGAGAATGGTCGAAACGGATTTACATCGTTGTTTATTCCATATTGGAAGATTCCTGGTCGAGATGAAAAATGGGCAGATGAACAACGTAAAGTTCTTGGCGATGTCAAATATAATCAAGAAGTTCTTTGTAAATTTCTTGGCTCTTCACTTACACTTATTCGTGCTGATGTTATTGAACAAATGTCTTATAACGAACCAATCTATCAAAAAGATGGTTTAGACATTTTTGAAATGCCTGAAAAAGGTCATTCATATATTGTTGTTGCAGATACAGCTAAAGGTGTTGGTGGCGACTATTCTGCATTTGTAATTGTTGATATTACTGAAGTGCCTTATAAAGTGGTTGCTAAATATAGAGATAATCAAATAGCACCGATGTTATATCCATCTGTTATTTACAGAGCAGCATTAGATTACAATAATGCTTATGTGCTTGTTGAGGTAAATTCTTCAGAGCAAGTTGCTCATATTTTATATCAAGAATATGAATATGAAAACATTTTATTTGTTCAAAGAGATTCAAAAGGTCAAAAAGTTTCAGGTGGTTTTGCCGGTGCAGGCAAAACACAACTTGGTGTTTCAACTGATAAAAGAGTTAAACGAATAGGTTGTTTTAACTTTAAGTCTTTGTTAGAGGAGAAAAAATTATTAGTGTTTGATGCAGATATTATATCAGAAATTTCCACATTTATTGAGTCTAGAGGGTCTTACGCAGCTGATGAAGGATACCATGATGACTTGGTAATGCCGTTAGTTCTTTTTGGATGGTTAACAACAAATCCATATTTTAGAGAAATTACGGATGTAAACCTTCGTAAAGCGGTTTATGAACAAAGAATCAAACAAATTGAAGAAGATATGTTACCAGTCGGTTTTATTAATGATGGGCAACAAGAAGAAGTTATAATTGATGGAAAAGATGTATGGGGAAATTATGATACACAAGAAAAAACACCACCAGCGGGTTATTTACCTTCTAGGTTGTGAAAATACTAAATAGAGAATCAAGTAATTGATTCATACTTATAACAAGAGGAGAAATCCATGGCGTTTCAGCTTTCACCTGGCGTAAACGTATCAGAAGTTGATCTGACTAGCGTTGTGCCTTCAGTCGCCACATCTATTGGCGCATTTGCCGGAATTTTTGCCTGGGGTCCAGTCAATGAGGTCGTAACGATTTCAGATGAAGTTCAATTGGCGGATAGATTTGGAAAACCAGATAATAATAACTATGAACATTGGTTCTCATCCGCAAACTTTTTAGCTTACTCAAACAATCTTCGGGTTGTTCGCGCAGCTAACTCGGCATCAACATTAAATGCCACTTCAGCTGGTGCTGGTGTTTTAATTGAAAATGAAGACGATTACTTAGATAATCACACTGGTGGTGCAAACACATTTGGTCGTTTTGCTGCTAGATGCCCTGGCGATTTAGGTAATTCACTTCGTGTTGAAGTTGCTGATTCTAACACATACACTGGTTGGGCATTTTCGGGTTCGTTCACATCAGCACCAAATACTTCGACATATATTTTAAATTCTAGAGGTGCTTACGCTAATGATGAATTGCATATCATCATTGTTGACGAAGATGGTAAATTTACTGGTACAGCAAATACAGTTCTTGAAAAGTTTGCATTTGTCTCTAAGGCACCTGATGCTAAAAGTTTTGATGGTTCAACATTGTTCTATAAAGAAGTAATTGAACAAAGATCGAAATTTATTTGGTGGTTATCACATCCAGATTCAACAAATTGGGGTACGGTCAATTCATCGTACACATTACTAGCAACAAGAATTAGTTCCTCTCTTGCTAATGGCGCCAACGGCTCTATAACTGCAGGCAATCTTCAATCTGCTCTAAACAAAGTTGCTAATCCAGATTCTGAGGATGTATCGCTTATTATCACTGGCCCAGCAGTTGAAGCAACAGTTGAAAATGCTATTACTCTTGCAGAAACACGCAAAGATTGTGTGGTGTTTATATCGCCAGAAAAAGCAGATTGTGTTGATAATTCAGGCCAAGAAACAACTGATATTCTTGCCTTCCGTAATACATTGCCATCATCTTCATATGCTGTGATGGATTCTGGCTGGAAATATCAATATGACAAATACAACGATGTATATCGTTGGGTGCCACTAAATGGCGACATTGCAGGTCTTTGCGCTCGTACGGATCTTGAACGTGATCCTTGGTTCTCACCAGCAGGTACAAGTCGTGGTGTAATTCGTAATGTTATTAAACTTGCTTGGAATCCAACTAAAGCAAACCGTGATTCTTTGTATAATTCTGGCGTAAATCCTGTCGTGACATTTCAAGGCGAAGGCACAGTGTTATTTGGCGATAAAACATTATTAGATCGCCCATCAGCATTTGATCGTATTAATGTCCGTCGTTTGTTTACCGTTCTTGAAAAATCAATTTCTCGTGCTGCTCGTTCTTCTTTATTTGAGTTTAATGACGAATTTACAAGAGCACAATTTGTTAATTTAGTTGAGCCATTTCTCCGTGATGTGCAAGGTCGCCGTGGCATTACTGACTTCCGTGTTGTTTGTGACGAAACAAATAACACTCAACAAGTAATTGATGCTAATGAATTTGTTGGCGACATTTTTATCAAACCATCTCGTTCAGTTAACTTTATTCAATTGAATTTTGTTGCTGTAAGAAGTGGTGTGACATTTGAAGAAATTGTTGGTCGTGCAGTCTAAATAGAGATAACAGGAGAAAAACAACATGGCATTTAACGTAACTCAGTTTAGATCACAAATGGTTGGAGACGGTGCTCGTCCCAATTTATTTGAAGTATCTATACCATTTCCTGGTTACTCATTACCAGGAGATGCACAATCAAAAACAACATTTATGTGTAAAACAGCACAACTTCCGGGCTCTACTGTTGGTGTTGTGCCTGTTCAGTATTTTGGCCGTGAGTTGAAATTTGCAGGCAATAGAACTTTTGCTGATTGGACAATTACAGTGATCAACGATGAAGACTTTGCAGTAAGAAATGCTTTTGAGCGTTGGATGAATGGTATTAATACACATCGTACCAATCTTCGCAATGCAGCTGCTTTGACACCAACAGGTTACACACAAGATGCAGAAGTTTTTCAATATGGTAAAGATGGCAGAAGACTTAAAATATGTAAGTTTATTGGCCTTTTTCCAACTGACATTACACCAATTGATGTTGATTGGGGTTCAAATGACACTATTGAGGAGTTTTCAGTAACACTCACCTATCAATGGTGGGAAGCAATAGCCGATCAAGTGTTTTAAGAGGAAAGGCTTCGGCCTTTTCTCTTTTCTTTAGAATGGAAAATAAATGGCAATAAACCTTTTTGGTTTTACAATTGGTAAAAAAGATGTTGCTCAGGTCGAAAAACCTGAGCAACGCTCATTTGCACTACCAACACCCGCATTAGATGATGGTGCTGTTACCATCACACAAAATGCCTATTACGGCACTTATGTTGACTTAGAAGGTTCTGTTCGCAATGAATTAGAACTTATTACTCGTTATAGAGAAATGTCAAATCATCCAGAACTAGAACAAGCAATTGATGATATTGTTAATGAGTCAATTACACATGATGGTAGCGGCGATGTTATTTCTATTAATTTAGATAAACTAAAACAACCGGAAACAATTAAAAAGAAAATTATTGAAGAGTTTAACAACGTTCAAAGAATGTTGAACTTTTCAAATCTTGCTGATGATTTGTTCAAGCGTTGGTATATTGATGGTAGAATTTACTTTCACATTATAGTAAACGATAGTAATCCAAAAGAAGGCATACAAGAACTTCGCTATATTGATCCACGCAAAATTCGTAAGGTGCGTGAAGTAGCAAAAGATAAAGACATTAAAACTGGTGCTATGGTGATTAAATCAATCGCCGAGTATTATGTATATAATGATCGTGGAACCACAACACAAACATATACCGCAGGCGTAAATGCAGGTCTTCGTATTGCGCCAGATTCTGTAATTAATGTGAACTCTGGTTTGATGGATGCCAAAAATACATTTGTTATTTCGTATCTACACAAAGCAATCAAACCATTAAATCAATTGCGTATGATTGAAGACGCAGTTGTTATTTACCGTTTATCAAGAGCACCAGAACGCCGTGTATTTTACATTGATGTTGGTAATTTGCCAAAAGGTAAAGCCGAACAATATCTTCGTGATATTATGGTCAGATACCGTAACAAAATGGTTTATGATGCAAATACTGGCGAAATGCGTGATGATCGCAAGCATATGTCGATGCTTGAAGACTTTTGGTTACCACGGCGTGAAGGCGGCAAAGGCACAGAAATTACCACATTACCAGCTGGTCAAAATCTTGGTCAAATTGAAGATGTTGATTACTTTCGCAAAAAACTTCTACAGTCATTAAATGTTCCATATTCTCGTATGGATTCTCAAGGTGGCGGTGGTCTAGCATCTCTTGGCCGCTCTGCTGAAATTACTCGTGATGAATTAAAGTTTGCTAAGTTTGTTATTCGCCTTCGTAATAAGTTCTCTCAAATTTTTGATCAAGCACTTAAAGTGCAACTTACGCTTAAAGGTATTTGTACACAAGAAGAATGGGATGATTTTAAAGAAGACATTTATTACGATTACAAGAAAGATAACAATTTTACAGAACTTCGTGAGGCAGAATTAATTCGTGAAAGAGTTACTACGCTTCAACTTTTAGATCCATATATTGGCAAATATTTTTCACAAACATGGGCAAAGAAAAATATTCTTCGTATGACTGATGAAGAAATTGAACAAATGAGTGAAGAAATGGAAGAAGATGGCACTCTTAATACAACTGCAAATGATCAACAAAATACAAGTGTTGAAAATGTAGACAATACAATAGATAGAGTGCCAACGGAATCAACAACACCTCAATTAGACTCCGAAGTAGAAAAATATTCAGTCGGTATAAATAGATAATTAATAAAGGCGTAATATGGACACAAGACAATTTATCGACCAACTTGTTGCGGGTGAAAGTGCTGCTGCAAAAGAAACTTTAGAAAATTTAATTTCAAATAAGGCTTTTGAAGCACTTGACGAGTACAAGAAACAAATGGCTTCTAATATTTTTGGTGAAAAACAAGAAAATTCTGAAGCTGAAGAAACAGTAGAAGTTCAAGAAACAGAATGAAAAGTTTAGTAGAATTTAGGCAAGAACCAATTTTAGAAGAAGATAAAACAGACTATTCTAAGTTTGATGCTCTTGTTCGTGCTGGTTTGGCCAATAAGGCACAGTTACAAAGAATACATAAAATTCTTGATAAAATGCAAGAAGATAAACCTGTATTTAATAATGCCGATAGAATGATTCTACAAAACTTATTTAATAAAATGGTAGACTTGCTTACAACAAATAAACAAATTTTTTCGCAAGCTCGTCGTTCGGTTAATGAAGGAGTTGTTGATTCTTCAGATTATAAAGTTTCACCAGAAACTGGTAAAAAATATAGAGCGCATCGTGTAGTTCTTTCAAGAGAAGAACCAAAAGAAAAAGATGAATTAAAAGAACAACTAACAAAGTTTGATCCACCATTTGTTCTTGTTTTAAAACGTAAAGCAATTCGTCTTTATCCTGATTCAACAAGAATTGCTTTATATTATAGTGATAAACTTAATAAGTATTTTTCAGTGCCTTATTCTACTGAAGACGACAAAATGGGCATAGTGCAAGCGGAAGAAGTTGAGTTAGAAGAAGCTGTTATGGATCAACTTCACAAAATTGTTGATGGCAAACAAGCACAAAAAATTAAATTTGGTAATGGTCAAACAAAAAGTGTAGATCATTTTACAGCATCAGCAGTAACACAACTGCACAAAGCTTTAAATGATGAAAATAAGAAAAAAATATCTGATATGATTCATAAGTCTCCAGAACACTTTAATAAAGTAGCAAGTTTCGCTTTTTCTAAAGTAAAATGAGTTTCATAAATCAAATCATAGAGGGTAATTTTATTGAGGCAAAACAAAACCTATTCAATCGCCTTAATGAAATTGCTGCTCTTCGTTTAGGAGAAGTTAAAAAAATAGTTTCATCAGAAACATTTGAAGTATATGATGAAGCGGTTAGGAGAAATCCTAATATTATTCGTATGGGCAGAATACAAAAAATTCGGCGCAGAATACGCCGAAATAAAAAAGGTAAAATTGTAGTACAAAAAAATGTTAGACGTTCTGGTATTAAAGGTTATAGAGTCGCCGGCAGCACACTTAAAAGAATACCTGCAGCTGAAAGACTCCGTAAAGCAAGAAAATTAAAGCAATCATGGAAAACAACAAGACGCGCTAAATTACGTAGAACATTAATCAAAAGAAAAATGTCTTTGCGTAGAAGATCAGCAATGGGATTAAGATAAAATGCCAACAACAATTACAAATTCTAAAAGATCCAAATCTGTAATTCGAATTACAGGTAACACAGCTACTCGGATTAATCTAAATCAGTTGTCAACCAATACAACAACAGAGTTAGTTGCCGCAGCTGAAATTTCACACATAACAACATCTACTGATGGTAAATGGATTGTTTATCGTGGCAATGATGCCACTGGTGAACCAGTTCTCGCTTTATTTGGTCAAAATGATGTTCCTTTTGCACATTATGACGTATCAATTGCAGGCGCAAACACTGGTGCCAATTTATATTTTACAAATTCAGGCACAGACGGCACACTTGTTGTTACAGTAAGTAAAACAGCAACATACACGATTGATCCAGATACTGGAGCAGTAATATGAAATTAATTAGAGAATCAATAGAGAAGGTAAAATACCTTACTGAAATTTCAGAAAACGGTAAGAAAAATCTTTATATTGAAGGTACATTTCTTGTTGGCGACACAGTAAATCGCAACAACAGAATGTATAAAATGGACACGCTTCGCCGAGAAGTTGATCGTTATAATGAAGAATACATTAACACAAATCGTGCTCTTGGTGAATTAGGACATCCAGACACTCCAACACTTAATCTTGAAAGAGTGTCTCATAAGATTATATCTTTAAAAGAAGATGGTAATACTTTTTACGGTAAAGCACTAATTCTTGAAACACCTTATGGTTCAATTGCAAAAAATCTTATTGAAAATGACGTAAGTTTAGGTGTTTCTTCTAGAGCTTTAGGTTCTGTTATTCAAACAAAAGAAGGTTATAACTTAGTGCAAGATGATTTAAAATTAGCAACTGCTGCTGATATTGTTGCAGATCCCTCTGCGCCTGGTGCCTTTGTACAAGGTATTATGGAAAATAAAGAATGGATGTTTGTTGATGGTAAATTTGTAGAGGCGGATTTTGATTATGCAAAAAATCAAATTAAACAAGCAAATCCAAAAGAAATTGAAGAAGTTGCGCTTAAGTTATTTGAAAATTTCTTACGAAAACTTTAATTTTTATAAATAGAAAATCACAAGGAGATTCCTAATGGCATCAAATAAATTAATGGAAGCAGCAGCCGACATTCTTGCAGCCAGCAAGGCAAAAGCTTCTGCTGCGCCAGTACAAAAATTAGAAGGCGAAGTTGAAGACTTAGGCGGGCCGACACCTGAAAATGGTAAGCCAATGGACGATTCACATAAGATTCATGCCGGCGCCAAAGCACCAGACAATTCTGCCAAAAATAAAGCTTCTATTTCTACAAAGCCATCAGCCGCTTCACCAGACACTCAACTTCATATGAGTAAAGAAGATGCTGAAGTTTCTGAAGAAGAACTTCTTGATGAAAAATCGCATATGGCACATATGGACAAAATGAAGAAAAAGATGAAAGAAGATGTTGACGCTATGTTTGGTGATGACTCTACTATTTCTGAAGATTTCAAGTCCAAAGCTGCTACAATTTTTGAAGCTCGTGTAATGGATCGCATTGCACAAATTCAAGAAGACTTAGAAGGTCAATATGCTTCAATGCTCGAAGAAGCTGTTGAAGATATTAAGAAAGACCTGACAGAAAAGGTAGATGATTACCTTTCTTATGTTGTTGAACAATGGATTGAACAGAATGAAATTGCTATCGAATCCGGTCTTCGCGCCGAATTGACAGAAGAATTCATTGCAGGTCTTCGTAATCTATTCGCAGAACATTATATTGATGTTCCAACCGAAAAAGTTGACCTCGTTGATGAACTTGCCACTAAGGTTGAAGAACTTGAAGGCAAACTCAATGAAGAAATTGAGCGTGGTGTCGAACTCAAAAAGTCTTTGACCGAATCACGCAAATTAGAAGTTACCCATGCTGTTTGCGAGGGTCTCACCGCTACTCAAGTTGAAAAAATTAAGTCGCTCGCAGAGAGTGTAGATTTTTCCACAGAGGAAGAATACAAAGAAAAACTTGAAACAATTCGTGAGAACTACTTTCCATCTGGTGTTAAAAAAGCAGATGTAGCACAATTGCATGAACAAGTAGAAGACGCCGATGAAAAGAAGGTCATCACAGACCCATTCGTTGCTGCGGTCTCACAAGCTATTTCCAAAACTAAATTATAATAATTAAGGAGATTTTCTAATGTATCTTTCCGAACAACTACAAACAAAATGGGCAGGTGTTCTAGATCATCCTGATCTTGCACCAATTAAAGACCCATATCGTAAGGCTGTTACTGCCGTTATTCTTGAGAATCAAGCTCAAGAAATGATGAAGGCTGGTTCTATTCTTAACGAAGCTGTTCCAACAATGTCAGCTTCTGCTGGTTTAGGTTCTGCTGGTGCTACCGGTTTCTCTGGTGGTGCAGCTGCTGCTGGTCCTGTTGCAGGTTTTGATCCAATTCTTATTTCGTTGGTTCGCCGTTCATTGCCTAACCTCATCGCTTATGATATTTGCGGTGTTCAGCCAATGACTGGTCCTACAGGCCTTATTTTTGCCATGCGCTCGCGCTTTAGCTCGCAAAGTGGCACAGAAGCTTTCTACGATGAGGCCAACACAGGTTTCTCTGGTTTAGGTACTGCTCAAACAACTCTTGCTGTTGGTGCTGCTGCTGCTAACACATTTGTTGCTAACGGTGCTGGTGTTGCTGCTATGTCTACAGCTCGTGCTGAAGCACTTGGTGATGGCGCAGCTGCTAACACTTTCCAAGAGATGGCATTCTCTATTGAGAAGGTCACTGTTACTGCCAAGACTCGTGCTCTAAAGGCAGAATACTCTCTTGAACTTGCACAAGACTTGAAGGCAGTTCATGGTCTTGACGCTGAGACAGAGTTGGCAAACATTCTCTCGTCTGAAATTCTTGCTGAAATCAACCGTGAAGTCGTTCGCACAGTTTACGCTGTTGCTAAGACAGGCGCACAAGTTGGTACAACAACAGCCGGTACATTCAACCTAGACACAGACTCTAACGGTCGTTGGATGGTTGAAAAAGTTAAGGGTCTTGCTTTCCAAATTGAGCGCGAAGCGAATACTATCGCCAAGCAAACTCGTAGAGGCAAGGGCAACATCCTTTTATGCTCTTCGGATGTTGCTTCTGCTCTTGCGATGGCTGGTCTTCTCGACTACAATTCGGCGCTTCAAACTCAAGTCAGCCTAACAGTTGACGACACAGGCAACACATTTGCTGGTACAATGTTTGGTCGTATCAAGGTCTATATTGATCCATACTTCCCAGCTGGTTCCACATCTGAGTTCGCGGTTGTTGGTTATAAGGGTTCTAACGCTTATGACGCTGGTATCTTCTACTGCCCATATGTACCTCTACAGATGGTTCGTGCAGTTGATACAGGCACCTTCCAGCCAAAGATTGGTTTCAAGACTCGTTACGGTCTAGTTGCCAACCCATTTGCTGAAGGTACTACACAAGGCGCTGGTGCTCTAACCAACCTAGCAAACGTGTACTATCGTGCATTTAAGATTGCGAATTTAATGTAATCTTTTTGTTAGATAAAACCACCACTAGAGTGGTATTTCAAAGAGGGACAGAAATGTCCCTCTTTTTTTATACATAAATATCAATATGGTCGTACTTACAAGAAACCCATCTAATCCAAACTTCTTGCAGCCAAATAAGTTCATGTTGAACTTTGCAAGAACACCAGCACTTCGTTACTTTTGTCAAACTGTAACTGTGCCAGGTATTTCTACTTCAGAAATACCAGTGTCAACTCCATTTGTTGAGCTTTATAAACCAGGTGAAAAACCTGTGTATGATTTGTTAAATGTTACTTTTATGGTTGACGAAAAGTTAGAATCTTGGCGTGAGATACATAATTGGATACGCGCAATGACTTTTCCATATTCTTATGAAGAGTATAAGGCATTGGCATCTATAAATCCATACGCACAAAAACAACCACAATATACTGATGCTACTTTAACATTATTGTCCTCTGCCAATCAACCTGTGTTAGAGTTTAAATTTTATGATGTTTTTCCAATCTCAATTAGTTCTTTTGTTATGTCCGCAACTGATAGCCCAGACAGTATTATTACCGCTGACGCAACATTTAGGTATTCTTTATACGACCTGGTTGTTCCTGAATAAATTTTGTGATACACTCCTGAAACAGGAGATTTTTTAATGAGTAAACTTGATGATTTATTAGCAACATGGGCAAAAGACTCTGAGATTGACCGCACCGAGCCAGGTAAGGCTCTACTTAACATTCCTAAACTTCATAGTAAGTATCTTAACATACTTTCAAATCATCGTCTATTGGTTCGTGAAGCTGAATTCAAATATAATCGCATAAAAAAAATCAAGTGGGAATATTATACGGGTAAATTAGATGATGATGATTTAAAGAAACATGGATGGGAACCATTTCCATTTGTGCTTAAGTCTGACATTACTACATATTTGGATGCAGATGAAGATATAAATCGTTGTCTTGCACAAAAATTAATGCATGAAGAAATTGTAGAAGTTTGCAATTCTATACTTAAAGAGCTTAACTCTCGCACTTATCAGTTAAGGTCTTTTATTGATTGGGAAAAATTTATACAAGGTGTTTAACTTAATACTTAAATCGCTAAACGAAGTTTATATAAAATTTGAATGTGAAAAAAGTTTAGCGCAAGAACTTTCTGATTACTTCACATTCTTTGTACCTGGTTATCAATTTACTCCGCAATATAAATCAAGAGTGTGGGATGGTAAGATACGTCTGGCAGACTTACGCACATTTACCATATATCGTGGTCTACTTCCTTACATTGAAAAGTTTTGCAAAGAGCGTGATTACACAATAGAATGTGATTCTAAACTTTATCTTACTGAAGATTTTTCTCTTAATGAGGCAATAGAATTTATTAACACACTTAATTTGCCATTTGAGGTAAGAGATTATCAAGTAAAATCTTTCGTACAAGGAATACGAAATCGCCGTATGTTGTTGCTTTCGCCAACTGCATCAGGCAAATCTCTTATTATATACTTAATGGTAAGATACTTTCAAGAAATTGGTCTAAAACGTGGTCTTTTAATTGTGCCTAATATTTCTTTAGTATCACAAATGTACAAAGACTTTGAATCTTATGGTTATGATTCAGTTGAAAACTGTCATACAATTTATCAAGGTCGTGACAAACAAGCCAAAAAGTTTTTGTTTATTTCTACATGGCAATCTATTTACACACAACCAAAAGAATACTTTGAACAATTTGATTTTGTAATTGGTGACGAAGCACACTCATTTAAGGCTAAATCTCTTACAACAATAATGACAGGTTGCACAGAGTCTAAATACAGAATAGGATGCACAGGTACTTTAGATGGCACACAAACGCATCGATTAGTGCTTGAAGGTTTATTTGGTCCAGTTTATCAGTCAACATCTACATCTGAATTGATTGAGAAAAAACAACTGGCTGATTTTAGAATTAAATGTCTGATACTTAAATATTCTGAACTTATTTGTAAAGAAAGTAGAAAATGGGATTATCAAACAGAGTTAAACTACATAGTGTCTAATTCAAAACGAAATGAGTTTATCAAAAATCTAGTTCTCTCACTAGAAGGCAATACTTTGTTATTATTTCAATTAGTTGAAAAACACGGTAAAATTTTATATCAACTTATCAAAGAACACATTAAAAATCGTCACGTATTTTTTGTTTTTGGAGGTACCGATGTTGAAGTGCGCGAATCTGTTCGTGCAATCACTGAAAAAGAAACTGATGCTATTATTGTAGCTTCTTACGGTGTTTATAGTACGGGTGTTAATATACGTAATCTTCACAATATTGTATTTGCATCTCCATCAAAATCTAGAATTCGAAATCTTCAATCAATAGGTCGTGGCCTTAGACTTGGAGATAATAAACAAGAAGCAACTTTATTTGACATTGTTGATGATTTTAGATTTGGCAAATCTGCCAATTATACATTGAAACATTTTCTTGAACGTGTTAAAATATATGATGAAGAAAAATTTAATTACAAATTTTACAACATCGAGCTAAAACCATGACAGAAGAAATACAAATTAAAATTCTAAGGCTTAACACAGGCGAAGATATTATTGGCGCTTGTTTAATGGACGATGAGCATGGTTGCGTTGGTGTAGAAAATCCAATGAAACTACATATGCGAAGAATGCCTGTAGCTGGACAAGCAATGTTAATTATGGCACCTTGGTTACCATTAGAAATCATTGAAGATAATTTTGCAACAATTAATTATGATGACATTATTACAGTTGTTGAGCCAAAAAGAAAATTAATAGATCATTATACAAACACAGTTTTAGAAATTGAAACAAATTTGACAGTCAATGAAACAGATTTAAAAATGGAAGAAAGTGAAGAAGATGATGTTGATGAAGACACCATGCAAGAAATGTTGAATTCATTAAAAGAAGCAAAGAAAGGTAAGCTACATTGATAGATTACAATGATGATAATTTAAAATTGGTGATTAAAATTATTGAAAAAAACTTAACACCAGATTTATTACCTAAGAAGTGGACAGAAAGAAATAGTACCAATCCAATGTTTGGTCATTGTCATACCGCTTCTGCATGTCTTCAAAAAGTATTTGGCACTAAAAACATCAAACTTTGGAGAGGCCTTGATGATGAAAATATTTGGCATTGGTGGGCAGTTGATTTAAATGGCAAGTTGATTGACATTACGGCAGATCAATACACTTCTCAAGATAGAGTGCCACCATATGATAAAGGTCAGAAGTCTTCAATGTTGGGATTTGATTACAGAATTAGAACTCTCACGCTACTAGGAAGAGTTATTGAAGAATTATCATCAAACGGAACACCGCCAATGTAACACTTGTCAAGAGCGAAAACAAGGCCCTTTCAGGCAAATGCTATGATAGGTGTTGACATACTCACACAAAACCTTTACAATGTAAAACTATGACAAAGAAAACTAATCACTACATCAATAATGCCGACTTTCTCAAGGCGCTTGTTGAATACAAAGAAGCCTGCGATAAGGCACAAGTTGAAAATAAATCAGAACCTCCCATTCCAAATTACATTGGCGAGTGTTTTCTAAAAATTGCCGATCATTTATCTCGTAAGCCAAACTTTGTATCTTACTCTTTTCGAGATGAGATGATTTCTGATGGCATTGAAAACTGCTTGATGTATTTTAAAAACTTTGATTCAACAAAATCAAAAAATCCGTTTGCTTATTTTACACAGATTATTTACTATGCTTTTCTTCGCCGTATTATGAAAGAAAAGAAACAACTATATGTTAAATACAAAGCAACAGAACAATTTGGTATTTTAGATGAATTTGAAATGCATGAAGATTCCGATGGCAACATGAGACAGTTTAAATTATATGATAACATCTCTGAATTTATTCACACGTTTGAAGAAAATAAAAAAAATAAAAAAAATAAACAAATTAAAACTCTTAAAGAACTAGAAGGAGATTTGGATGTCTAATGAAGAAACACTTGCTCGCATTCAACGATTACAAGAAAGACACGAATTGCTTGACCGAGAAATTACTCGTGTTGAACAGACTCATCAAAATCAAATGATGATTATTGATTTAAAAAAGAAAAAACTTAAACTCAAGGACGAAATCGAAACGTTGACAAAACTACTATGAAATTATGTATTTTAGGTGATAGTCATTTTGGTGCTCGTGGCGATTCGTTAGACTTTCATAAGTATTTTCAAAAGTTTTATAATAATATATTTTTTCCGTATTTACTAGAAAACAAAATTACAACCATCTTTCAGATGGGTGACTTGTTTGACCGAAGAAAATACATTAATTTTAACTCACTATATCTTTCTCGTAAATATTTTTTTGATGTATGTGCGGCTAATGATATAACACTACATACACTTATTGGCAACCATGATGTTGCTTTTAAAAATACACTTGATGTTAATTCACCATCATTGTTAATTAACAATTATCAAAATATCAAAATCTATCAAAGTTTTGAAACAATTCAGTTTGATGAATTAGATATTGATATTGTTCCTTGGATTTGTGATGAAAACGAATCTGACATTTTTGACAAAATAAAAAACTCCAAATCTGAAATTTGTTTTGGTCATTTTGAGATTGCTGGTTTTGAAATGGATCGTGGCAATGTTTGTGACACAGGTATTGATAAACAACTACTAAATCGTTATGATATAGTTTTGTCAGGCCACTTTCACCATAAGTCTTCTGCTGGTAATATTACATACGTTGGTACACCTTATGAAATGACTTGGGTAGACTATTCTGATCCAAAAGGTTTTCATATCTTTGATACAGAAACAAGAGAGATGGAGTTTATAAAAAATCCATATAACATGTTTAACAAAATTGCG